TCTGGTAAATGGGAAAGGCCCGATAATATCCTCAACAACTGGAGGGTCACTAAAACTACATTACGATTAGGTAGAAAGGTTATTGGAAAGTGTATGATGGGATCCACATCAAACTCACTAGATAAGGGTGGAGATAATTTTAAAAAACTTTATAGAGCTTCTGATGTTTTAGAAAGAAATTCTAATGGCCAAACAAAGAGTGGAATATACAGTTTATTTATTCCTATGGAATGGAACATGGAGGGCTTTATAGATAAACATGGTCACCCTGTTTTTAACACACCAGAATCCGTCGTAGAAGGAATTGATGGAATGGATATAGATATAGGCGTAATTAATTACTGGAATAATGAAGTTGAGTCTTTAAAAAATGATTCAGACGCTTTAAATGAGTTTTATAGGCAGTTTCCAAGAACAGAAAATCATGCCTTTAGGGATGAGTCTAAGAACACTTTGTATAATCTCAGCAAAATATATGAGCAGATAGATTATAACGACGGATTAGAAGCGCAGAGGGTATTGCAAAGAGGTAATTTTTCTTGGGCTAATGGTAAAAAAGACACAGAAGTTATTTGGTCTCCAAATCCAAAAGGAAGATTTTATGTTACATGGATACCTCCACTTGAATTAAGGAATAGAATAATAAATAAAAACGGAATAAAGTATCCAGGTAACGAACACATAGGGGCTTTTGGATGTGATAGTTATGATATATCTGGAACTGTAGGGGGCGGAGGGTCTAATGGTTCTCTTCATGGAATAACCAAAATAAACTTTGAAGGTCCATCTAATTTGTTTTTTTTAGAATATATAAGTAGACCTCAGACTGCTGAAATATTCTACGAAGATGTTTTGATGGCTTGTGTTTTTTATGGGATGCCGGTCCTTGCTGAAAATAACAAACCAAGACTTCTTTATCATTTAAAAAATAGAGGATACAGGGGGTTTAGTTTATCAAGACCAGATAAGCACAAGAATGATTTATCTAAAGCAGAAAGAGAGCTTGGAGGAATTCCTTCTTCGTCAGCAGTAATATCAATTCATGCTGAAGCAATAGAGTCTTATATTGAACAAAATGTTGGGTTGTTAGATTCGGGCTCTGGAAATATGTATTTTACAAGGACGCTTTTAGACTGGGCAAACTATGATATAAACAACAGAACAAAGTTTGATGCTACCGTAAGTTCTGGATTTGCCCTTATGGCAAATAACAAATATGTTAGCAAACCGAAGAAAAATGTTAAAGAAATAAATGTTACCTTTGCAAGGTACAATAATGGTGGAATAACAAGTACAATATTGAGATAAAAAATATATGAACGGAGTCCAAACAAGGAATGTTATTGGCTTTCCAGATCAACTCGCTTCTGATTCAAAAAAAGGATCTAAGGAGTATGGGTTAGTTGTGGCTCGAGCAATAGAGTCCGAGTGGTTTAGAAAAGAAAGCGGAACTTCAAGATTTTATAATAACAGAGATACTTACCATAAGCTAAGAACTTATGCTATGGGAGAGCAGTCGGTTCAAAAGTACAAGGATGAGCTTGCTATAAATGGAGACATATCATATCTAAATTTAGACTGGACACCAGTTCCGGTAATACCAAAGTTTGTAGATATAGTGGTTAATGGAATGCAGAATAGACTGTATGACGTTATGGTTGATGCTGTTGATTCAATATCATCCAATAAAAAAGCCATGTATAAGTTGAAGCTACAGGCTGAAATGAGGAATAAGAATGACTTAATGGAAATGCAGCAGATTACTGGAAAAGATATGTTTGATCAAGACCCAACAACGCTTCCACAAAGTCCTGATGAGTTAGAGCTGCAAATGCAACTAAACTACAAAGATGATATAGAAATTGCTCAAGAAAAGGCTATTGAAAATGTCTTAAGAATGAATAATTATGAGCAAATAAGAAACAAAATTGATGAAGATCAAACTACATTGGGGATATCTTCTGTAAAGCATTCTTTTAATACTCATGATGGAATAAAAGTCGAATACGTAGATCCAGCAAACTTAATATGGAGCCCTACTGAAGATCAAGATTTTGAAGATTGTTATTATTTTGGAGAAGTCAAAAACGTAAATATAACAGAATTAAAAAAAATAGACCCTTCCTTAAGTCAAGAAGACATAAAGGAAATATCAAAGATGTCTTCTAAATGGGATGCTTACCAAGGAATACGAGGCGGATACAAGACAGACAATTTTGACCACAACACTGCAACGTTGTTGTATTTCTGTTATAAAACGGACAAGAATATCGTATATAAAAAGAAGAAAACATCTCAAGGAGGAGACAAGGTACTTAAAAAAGACGATCAATTTAACCCACCAAAAACAGAGAAAGCTAGATTTGAAAAACTTTCTAAAAGAATTGACGTATGGTACGAAGGTGTACTTGTTCTAGGAACAAATTACATTCTAAAATGGGACTTAATGAAGAACATGGTTCGCCCAAAGTCCTCAATGAGCAAAGCGGTAGCACCTTATATTGTAAGTGCTCCAAAAATGTACAGGGGCCAAGTGGACTCTCTGGTAAAAAGAATGATTCCATTTGCGGATCAGATACAACTGATACATCTTAAACTCCAACAGGTCACGGCAAAAATGATTCCTGATGGCGTATATATGGATATTGATGGATTAAGTTCAATTAATCTAGGCAATGGAGCAATGTATACACCACAAGAGGCTTTGAATTTATATTTTCAAACCGGATCTGTAATAGGAAGGTCATTTACTGAGGAAGGAGAGTTTAACCACGGTAAGATGCCTATTCAAGAGTTAACTTCTTCTGGTGCAAACGCAAAAATATCTTCTTTAATAAATATGTATAATTACAATTTAGGGATGATTAGATCTGCAACTGGCCTAAATGAGGCAAGAGACGGATCTACTCCAGACTCAAATTCTTTAGTTGGTGTACAAAAAATAGCAGCATTAAATTCTAATACAGCTACAAGGCACATTTTAAAATCAGGAATAAACATAACAAGAAGAGTTGCTGAAGGTGTTACTTATAGAATGTCTGATGTATTAGAGTTTTCTGAATTTAAAGAGGATTTTGCTAAATCAATCGGCAGATATAGTATGGAAATACTAAAAGAAATAAAAGAGCTTCATCTTCATGATTTTGGCGTTTACATAGAATTACACCCAGACGAAGAAGAAAGAGCTGTTTTAGAGCAACACATAAATACATCCTTATCTCAAGGAAAAATAGATATAGATGATGCTATTGATATTAGAAATGTTAGAAACGTAAAAATAGCTTCTCAACTTCTTAAGGTTAGAAAAAAATCAAAGGAAAAGGAAGACCAAAAAAGACAACAAGACAATATTCAACAACAGGCAAAAGCAAATCAAGACTCTGCAATGGCTGCTGAACAGGCAAAGCAGCAAAGGGAAATGGCTAAAAAACAAGCCGATATGGAGCTTATGAAAATGGAGTCAGATTTAAAAATGTTGGAAATGGATAAAGAGTTTTCCTTGAAGCTTAGGTTGATTCAAGAACAAAAGTCTTTGGATGCAAATATTCAAGGAATGCAAGTTGAAACACAACTAACTAAAGAAAAGTACAAAGAAGACAGAAAAGACAAAAGAACAGCAAAACAAGCGTCTCAACAGTCTAAACTTATACAGCAAAGACAACAAGACTTAGACCCGATAGATTTTGATGGTCAAGACTCGTTAAGTGCTGGTTATTAGGCTTTTAGTAAAGCTTAATATATTTGTAATTTTGTAATAAATTAAATTTAAATATAATGGATAAAATCGAAGTTTATGCTTTGGATGATGATGGCAATAGAATAGAGCCACAGCAAGAAGTAGAACAAAAAGAAGAAGAAGTTTCACAAGAGGTTTTGAATCAAGAAACCCCTGAACAGGTAAAGGAAGAAAATGAGTTACCACAACAAGAAGAAGAAAGTAGTAAAGGTCAAGAGCAAGAGCAAGTCGAAGAGGAAGACCAAGAAAAGTTACTGACCGAAGAACCAGAAAAAGATGATAACTGGTTTTTAAGTAGATTAAAAGACAGGTATGAGGTAGAATTAAATTCTATTGATGACCTTAAAAACGTTCTTTCAAATACTGATAAAGAAAAAGAAAATCTTCCCGAAGATGTGGAGAAGTATATGGAGTTTCGTAAAGAAACTGGAAGGTCTTTTAGTGACTTTGCTGAACTTCAAAAAGACTGGGCTACTGTAGGAGACGGAGATATATTACGTCAATACTATGAGCAAACAAAACCACATTTAGATAGGGAAGACATTGAGCATATTTTAAATGAACAATTTTCTTATGATCAAGAAATAGATGATGATAAGGATATTAGGGCAAAAAAAATTGCTCACAAAGAAGCATTGTATGAGGCTAGAAATCACTTTGAAAAGTTAAAGGAAAAATATAAAGCTCCGCTAGGGTCTAGTGAAGCTGATATTCCTGAGACATACAAAGAAGCTTTTAGCTTTTATAATGAATATAAAACTCAAAATGAAAAAGATTCTATCGCTCGAAAAGAGCAGGCTTCTTATTTCACTGAAAAAACTAATTCTTTATTTTCAGACGAATTCAAAGGTTTTGAATTTAATCTTGGAGATGAAAAAAAAGTTTTTAAACCAAGTGATTTAGATAAAGTGAAGTCTAATCAGAGCAATGTTCAGAATTTTATTTCTCAACATGTTGATGAGAAAGGATTCTTAAAAGATCCTGCCACTTATCACCGTTCTTTGTACACGGCTATGAATCCTGATGCTATAGCAAAACATTTTTATGAGCAAGGGAAGTCAGATGCTACTGGAG